AACGCTGTTGAATGCCTTCGTACCGTTGGGCACAAATGGCCTCATGTACACTCAATCGCTTATCTGTTTCGGCGGCAAGTTCTTGTACGTCAGACATGATTAGGCCAATGCTTGAATTTTTGCTGTAAGAGCCTGCAACTCTGCAAGCAGATTTTCTTTGGTTGGCGCGACTGGTTCAGCAGGTGGCACATAAGCCGCTTCCATTGCATCCCACTCAGCTTCTTCTTGAACAGTAAAAGGAATGTTACCTTCTGATGTTGCGTGATAACGTGTCATATTATGCCTTTGCTACTCCGTAAAGCCTAAAATTTCCAGAAAAGGTTCCGCTAGATTGCGAAAATCTTATTCCAGTTAAAACACCAGCAGTGGACGTTGTAATGCTGCTTCTTGAAGAAAAGCAACCATAAGCTCCAGTATCGTAAAAACCGCCACTAGCAGTAACCATTTTTGTTGTACTAATATTGTTTGCGTTGTAAATATTTAAACTATACCCAGCAGGCCGAGTGTTGCTATTTGGAACCGAACCCGCCGAACCATAAACTGCCGCGTTTTGGTAATTTGCAGTCTCTGGGTAAGATGCGCTTGCTCCAACGTAAATCTGAACTCCATAATAAGATGCGCCAGAATAAGTGCCACCAAGTTTAAATTGCACGTTTAAATTAGCGTAATTAACCGAACCAGAAAGTCCATCTATAACAATTAAATAATTATCGTAAGTTGAACTAAAACCAGTTTCAACATCAGCAGTTGAAGCGCTACTAGCAGTAACAGTAGATAGATAAACCAAAGCGCCAGCACTTGGTGTAGACCATGTGGGCGTTCCAGTACCAGCCGAAGTCAACACTTGACCACTTGTACCTACGGCAGAGTAAGCATGAGCAGTACCAGTACCATATCCAACACCCCCAGCCGTGGGTGTAGCCGTTGAGTTTGTACCGCCGCCAGCAACTCCTAATGTTGCAAAAGTTGGGGCACCTGCAGCGTTTGACACCAAGGCTTGGCCAGTTGTGCCTGCAGCAGTCGCAGCTTGTGCAGTTCCTGTCCCATATACAACGCCGCCCGCTGTAGGGGTTGCTGTTGAGTTCGTCCCGCCACCCGCTATCCCAAGGACGCCAGAAGCGTTAACGTTGTCGGCCAAAGTGGCTAGGTTGCGTGGAATGCTCATGTGTTACTCCGCATGCGTTACGTTAATGCTTGAATTTTTGCTGAAAGAACGGCAAGTTCTGCCATCAACTCTTCTTTGGTTGGGTTGGGCGGTACTTCAATTACAGGCTCAACATAAGGAGGCGGTGGGAAATCACCGTCAACCACATCACTGATTTCACCCTGACCAATAACGGTAAACGGCAAGTCGGCAGCACCGTTCACCCGATAACGATCTTCCAAAACATCAACGGTTTCGTAAGGGCCAAACTTGCCAGCAGCAGTAAGAATCTTTTTCATGACAAGACAATCCTTCGGATTTGTAGAGTTGTTGAACTTGCAACAATTGTTGGATAAACAAACCATCCTGTTGCGGTAGACAAAGCATCTGATGTAGAACCAGAAGTACCGTTGGAATATCCTAAAAGATTTGGGCTTTGCTGTAATTTTGATACATTATTCCCGTCAATACTTGCCACAAATTCTACTTGGTTGCTTTGCATTAAAGCCGTTTTTCCAGTTGAAGTTCTTAAACTTAAAGTTTGTCCGTAAGTAGTTGAATTATAGTTTTGAGTGCCAGAAACCGGAGGGCCAGATAATGGTGGTGCATATGGAGCGCCATAACCTGCACTAGATGCGATACCAGTAGTAGTTGAGCTATTAACAGCACTGGGAAATGTTTTTTCCAATACAGCAGCCCCTGAAGAGATACCATATTGGAAGTATGTATACCCGGTTCCAGCAGTAGAGCATAAAAATACTTTTCCAGTGCTTAAATAACCTACAAATGAGCCAGCAATTCCGGGAGATAATGGCGTTCCAACAGTGGCAACTCCAGCAGTATCCGTCAAAACGCTTATTTGACTTGATCCGCCAGCATAACCGCCCCACACAAATGCTTGGTTTGAAAAAATTTGCATTTGCGCCCCATTACCAGAGGCGACAATAGTAGTTGCGGCAGTTGATGCGGTGGCAGTAGTTCCTGTTACCGTAATTACTGAGCATGTAACAGTCGTTGACCCTGTTTGGACTGCAACTGCTACACGACCAGTACTTAAAACACCAGAAGTAAGAGCAGCATTTGCACTACTAGCAGAAACGGTTAATGTTGTAGCCGTCCCAAGAGTTAATGTACTCCCGCTGACTGAAATAGGAACAGCGTATGCAGAAAGCGTAGTACAACTTAAACTTAATAAAACAGAACTACTGTATGCATAAGAATGATGTAAATTTGTTCCCGCAGTTGCAAGCGCAAGTTCAGCGCCAACCGTAGGGGTTGTTCCGCTTACAGTAATTGCTCTAAAAGCTGGAAGTGTTGTTGTTGCATCATAATAATTAAGAACATAAGATGATCCTACAGCAACAAGCCTAGTATTTGCATAAACTAAAGAGCTAGTTAAGGCTAATGATGTTGCAACTGCAGTGTTAACTGTAATTGTGCTGCCGCTGATTGACAAAACAACTGTAGATAATGCGCTTCCGTTGAATGGCAAAGAGCAAACCAATACAGATGACGATGAAACTAATGCCAAAGCAGCTTCAAAAATATACGAAAATAAAGACACTGTCCTAACAAGTACAACAGTTCCAAATGTTCCAGTGCTACTGTCATATACAACAGCCTGCAAACCTAAAGTGCCGCCAAATAACATTAACTCTCGCGTAGCATCAAGTGCTAGAGTTTGCGTTCTAATGTTGGCACTTACTGCACTTGCTATTGCCGTGGGCAATGTCAATGAATAATCAGTAACAGCCAAGTCTGTACCGATTGGGACTGATGTAGTAGACGACGCAATCGTAATTGCACCAGAACCGTTGGTAATGCTTATGCCTGTACCAGCAGTCAATGTAGATTTAGTAAAACCCGTACCGTTGCCAATCAGCAATTCACCGTTAGCTGGTGTTGCCGTAACGCCTGTACCACCACCTGCAACCCCCAATGTACCAAACGCCGGGGCACTTGCACCAGCAGATACAAGTGCCTGACCTGTTGTGCCTACGGCGCTATAAGCTTGCGCAGTCCCTGTGCCATATACGACACCACCTGCTGTGGGAGTGGCCGTGGAATTTGTTCCACCACCTGCAATCGGAAGCGTTCCAAATGCTGGAGCACTTGCACCAGCAGATACCAGCGCTTGGCCTGTTGTGCCTGCCGTGGTAAATGATGGTGTTGATGCCCCTGCGGAATAAAACACACCGCCAGCCGCACCCGGCCCAGTAAATGCGGTTGCTCCGGGGGCGCTTTGGTATGGAACCTGACCCGTTGTGCCACCCAACAAATTGGAGGTTGACGTGGTAGTGATTGGCGTTGTGTTGAACGCCAAGAACTCTACGATGTCGTTTAGTGCCGCACCAATTGTCAAGACAACAGACGTACCGCTTGTTGCGGTGTAGTCAACCGCAGTCAACATTACACCATTAAGGTACACCTGCACATAACCCACTGTGTAAGTTACAGCAAAAGTTGTTTGACTTGCTGTGGCCGTGTAGGTTGTTCGGGTATACGCGTTTGAGCCGCCAGTAACCCACGATGGAGCGCCCCCTGTATTTGCACCCAGAACTTGACCCGTTGTGCCGTTTGTGAGGTACGCAGTCGTTCCCGCAGAAGACTGATACACAATTGTGTTTGCACCACCGCCAACCAAGTTGATGGCAGATACCGCCGCAGGAGCCACAACCCATGTGAATGCAGATCCGCTCCATCCAAGCACATACCCGACAGTTGATGGTGCAGGGGCAAATGTAGTCGTTCCAGCAGCGGATTGGTATGCAAGCTGGTAAGCTGTGCCGCCAGCTAAATTGGTGGCCGTAGTGGCCGTTGTGGCCGATCCTGCGGTGGTCGCCGATGTTGCAAGTGTGGCCAACCCTACGGTAATACTGGCAGGGTTTGTATATACCGGAACCGTGCCGTTGGATGTCAGGATGTAGGTGCTTGTGCCAATGTTGACAAACGCTGACGTGCTTGGTGCGCTTTGATAAACCAATGCGCCTGCAGTACCACCAGTAACGCTACCAGTGGCCGTTGCAGCATCAGCAATTTTGACGACAGTGCCGCCTCCCGCTGTGCTTTTGTAGTACATCTTGCCATCAGCAGCGTTAACCGCCAATTCACCATAGGCAAGGTTTGCCGCCAATGGCACATTAGTTGCCGTTACGCTGTAGTAAAGCTGGATTGGGGTAAAGCCGCTTGCTGCCATGTGTTTCTTTCGTCAACGACCGGGATCAGGGACCGGGATCAGGGATATACCCATCTACGTAACCCCCGTAAGGATACGATGGAGTGGTCAGGTCCGTCAAAGGCAAATCGGGGCGTGGGAAGCGCAAATTGATCCGCTCAGTCTGCCGAGCCGGTAAACGGTAAGGATCAAACTGATCTTTGCAACCTTGGTCACACACACGCAAACCGGGGAAATTTGGGTCCGAACCCATTACAGCCAACGGGCGTTTCATTTTACAACGATCGCACACAGCAATTGCTAAAGTTGACATGCCTTCGGTATCAAGGAATCTTGGCATGACCTACCTTGTATAAACCGAAATATTCGGAGCCAGATAAATGGGCGACTTGTCGCGTTCTTCAGCCTCTGCATCATTCAGATACTGCTGAGCCATTTTTTCAAGATAAGCAATTCGATCAAGCTGCACGCCCGGTAACTCCAAGCCCATGCGATGCGACAAGTTCATCAAAACCGCCTCATACCAGCGCTGAGGAATTTCAAGTTGGCCAGACAATGCGCCAACATCTTGGATCTGCCGTGAGTACCAGACCGTCATCTGCACAAACGTGTCACTGGGCACTGGCCACAAGTACATCGTTGGCTGAGGAATCGTGCGGTCAAACCAGAACTGGAACGGCTGATTGGCCGTAAAGTTCTTGTTCGGCAAGTTGGTGTAGTCATCGCGGTTCAGGCGCGACATCTGGATTTCGCGGCTGTTGTTGCCTAAATACCACTCGCGAATGGCCAGAGTTGTACCGCCAAACGCTTGGATGCGGTAGTACTGGACGTTAGCGCCGGGATCTATGTCCTCCCAGATCCATTGCTTATCAGTCACCGTCACGTTGGTTGCCGTATACAGTGTGGTCCACGTTATGCCGTCGGCTGACGATTGGTAGTAGTAACTCCAAGTGGCAGACCCGCCGCCGGCCACATAAGGCATCAAACCAATTGAGCCAATGTACTGTGGGTCAGACGTGCCGTAATTGGCCACAATGTTGCCATTAGCTGAACTTTGCTGGCAATAGGTTGTAATGTCGTCATCGGCCACGTTTGCGGTCACGCCGCCTGCGGATGAGGTGTATGTACCAGTGGGCTGGTTCATCGTCCTGTAGAGCACGTTAAGGGCGTCTATGGACCCTATTGGAAGAGAATAGATGCCTTGATTGGCGTTCAGGCCAATAACGAGCTTATCAATTGCCCAGTAGTTGATGCCAAGATTGCCTAAATTGGACAGGAAAAAGAACAGCGATTCTTTGGCCGAGGTAACTTGCTCAGAAGTCAATTCTTCAGCCAGCTTGCCGCACCGCCGCGCACCGTGATCGATGAGTTGCTGTACGGTAATGACTGTTTGACCAACGGTTCCTGAGTACGCCATGTTTTACCAGCCCGGACATTTCCAACGTTTTAGGGAGGCTTTTGCGCGTGGCGCATCGCCTTCTGAGTGTTCGACAACACCGCTCATTCTTGCGCAGAACGAGTCCTTACGTGAACCGCCCTGCGGTTGTGGGGCCTTCAAATGGCTTCCCGTCTCACGGTTGTATTTTGCCCTACCTTTGGCTGTTAATCCAGCCCCTTTTTTGGTAGACAGCTTTTCTCCGCGACCGACAGCTAAAGATGGATTTTTGGCCATGATTTACCAGCAAGACTTTGACATCTTGCCGCCAGATTTCATTTTGGCTGTTTTGGCTGACTGAACAAACGCGTCAGCCGTTGGCGCACCTTTGTTGCCAACTTTGCGCATTTTTTCGCCAGATCCTTCAGCAATTCTTTCGCGTTTTGCATTGATATTGGCATACAAACCGCCTTCTTTCATTTTTTTAGCAGAGAACATTTTGTCAACCATTTCTAGCCTTTGAGGTTTAGTTGTTACGTCATTAACAATACCTAAGCGGTCTGATTTGCTTTTTCCCTCTTCATAAAATCCGGCTTTTTTTAAAGACTTGATTACTCCGCCGTCTTTAAATTTTTTGCCTTTGTCAGCGTTGACAAAATCTTTGCCAACGCTTTGGGGAACACCACCAAAGCCGCCCTTGGTATGGGCGGCCGCTTCCATCAGACGATGTTGAGCCGGTGACTTGCTTGGCATATTAAGCCTGAGCTTCTTTCCAAGACAAACGAGCTTGGACGTTTGATGCGCCAGTGGTAGTAGCAACTACATACAAGATGTCTGGGCCGTCTGGGTACAAACCAGCTTGGGT